ACACTAAAAGACATTAGCGAAGGGAAGAAATGAAATGGCCGTGCCAGAAATTGATCCAGTCAAATACGGTGTGCTGTGGCAAAAGGTACAGGACTACGAGCGCCGGTTCGATGACATGGAAAAAAAAATGGATAAGATGGAATCCAATTTGGAAAAATTGGTGGCATTGGCCAACCAAGGAAGGGGCGGCTTTTGGGCTGGCATGGCGCTAGTTTCAGCCGCATCAAGCGCAGTTGGGTATTTTACGAGCCTGTGGCATAAGTGAGGACACCATGAAATCTTACATTTTCGACCGACTGAAAGAAGCATCAACTTGGCGTGGCATCACGCTGTTTCTGACCGCGTTAGGCATCCCAATGGCGCCTGGCCTGTCTGAAGCTATTATTTCTGCTGGCCTGGCTATCACCGGCTTGATCGGTGTAGTGACTAAAGACAAATGACGTTTAAGCTATCGCAGCGTTCCCTGGGCAACCTGGAAGGGGTTGACGAACGGTTGGTCAGAGTGGTCAAGCGGGCCATCGAGTTGACCAAAACCGACTTTGCCGTGATTGAGGGTTTGCGAACCGTCGAGCGCCAGCGGGAGTTGGTCAACAAGGGCGCCAGTCACACCATGGACAGCAAACACGTTCAGGGCAAAGCAGTGGATTTGATGGCCTACATCGGCACCAGGGCGTCGTGGGAACTTAACCTATATGACGACTTGGCCGACGCCATGAAAGCCGCCGCCATCGAAATGGATGTTGCTATTCGATGGGGCGGGGCGTGGACGGTAAAGGACATTCGCAAGTGGCAGGGTACGATGGAATCGGCCATGAACAACTACGTTGACCGCTGCCGCGCCAATAAACGTCGTCCGTTTATTGACGGGCCGCATTTCGAGTTGTCCTGATTACTTGACCAGCCGGTAAAACCACTTATTGGCACGGCGTTCACATTTGATGTTATAGCCGTTAGCCCGCAATTCGCTGACGATGCTGTTTACAGCGCACACACCGGCCTTGTAAATAATGTCCAGGGTGGTGAACTCTCCACCCTTAGACAGCAGTTTATAGACACGCTGCAACCGGTCGGACTTTTCAATGTTTGCTGAATTCATTGCGCCCCCTAGTTAAACCACAAGTAAAAACCGTGCAAAATTCCGATAGGAAAGAATATTGCACCGGCCAGCAAAAATCCCCACATGGCGTTAGCAAAGCAAGTAAAGATATGCGTAAACCATGCAAGCAAACACAAAATTGCAATAATGGCACCCATGATGTCCCCCATTATGGAAATTCAGGGAAATCGCTGTCAGGCGGGAAATCATCAGCCTGGCGGTGCGGTTTGGCGTCGTCTTTTGGTTTCGGGTCGTTGATGTAGGCCCAGCCATCCCAAGACCCTTCCTTTAGCGGTATTACGTCCAGTTTCAACATCGGGCCGTTTTTGGTGTCGATGATTGAGCCAATGCGCTGGTAGCGTTTTTTGTCTTGGCCCTGGGCGTTGACGTAGGTGCCGACGATGCAAGTAATTTCTTTGACGATTTTGGACATAAATTATTCTCCGATGATTTTTTTCAGGGCTGCAACTTTGGCATCGACTTCAGCCAAAAATTTTATGACTTCCTTTTCCGTTTCTTCGATCCATTTGTCATCGCGTTCAACGCGGTGAATGAATAGCTGGGCCTTTTGCGGCATCCGCGGATCAAACACAACGTAGTCGCACCAGGCGCGTTCAGCGCAGCGCATTTGCCACTGCATTTGGGCGAAATACTTGGATTCGACCGGATTGTCAGACAACCAGCATTCCAGCGCGGTTTTGCTGCTGGGGCATTTAATTTCGACCATGCCAAAAATGCCCACCAAGCCGTCAGGCGAGGCACCAGACATTTCTATGGTCGGGTGCGGCATAAACCCTATTTCATCGACCAAAACGCCCGTGTGGGCTTCGTATGCAGCCCTGGCGAACGGTTCCTGGTCAATGCCCCATTGCATTTCGCTGTTAATGTAGCCTTCGGCCTTAGTGCCGGTGACGCGTTCCAGCACAAGTTGGGTCATGTAATTGGCACGGTCGGCACCGTAGCCAGTTTTGGTTTTGGCCAGCACTTTATACAAGCTGCTGGCGGTCACTTTGCCCAGGCGGGCAGCAAACCAGTCGTCGGTGCGTTGTTCGATGTTATCCATTAATAATTATCCTCATCGTTTCCTGCGGTTTCGATTTGTAATTCGCCACCAAAAAGCAACGCAATTTCGTCAAATTCAACGTTGTTGCTACGCAGCGTGTCCAAAATTTCATTGCAGCGTTTTGCAAGTGGCTGGAGTTGATCCCATAACTCGCGGCCTTGTTCGACCGTGTTGTTAAATTCTTTTTCGAGGGCTTTAATTTCCTTGTTTTTCATTTGCTTTTTCCTTTTTTGCGCGTTCAATGCGGGCTTTTTTGGCTGCGATTACTTTGGCCTGAAGTGCCTGGTTGCCTTGGCAAGCGTTGATTGCCGCGGTGTAGCTGGCGGCCAGTTCGTCGCTGTTGGCGCTGGCTTCAATGGCTGACAGGTGGTCGGTGATGTCAGGCACGGGTGCCGCTGGCGCTGTGGGGCGTTTGGTCGCCGCGTTGCCGTCGTCATCTTCGGGGGCGATACCGCAAGCCGCCATCAGGCTGTACCGGCGGGCATAGGTCAGGGCGCTGCCGTAGCCTTGGGCGTCCTGTTTGGTGGCCGGAACGTGCAACTGGCCGCTGGTCATTACTTCGCCGGATTCGTGGACAAACACCGTTTCGATGATGACGCCGTTGTCGCATGGGCTAACGCGCTGGGTCAGGCCGATACCGTTGTTGTTCAACGCGTCCACCACCGCTTCGACGCAAGCAGCCAGGTCGGCGTAACGTGATTTGAAATGCGGATTGCTGGATGATTTGAGCGCAGGGCCAAATTCTTTTTGGGCTTTGACAAACGCCGCCGCAACTTTAGTAAATGAATTTTCCATAATTAGTCTCTCAATGTTTATGCGATGATTTTGCGTTCGGACGGTGGCACCCAACCCATGGCGCGAAAGCGTTTCAGGATGTTGGTTTTGGACGCTGGGATGTACTTGAACCGCGGGTCGAGGATGCTGTAAACCGGCGGCTGCACCACCGGTTTGATGGCGTGGAGTTTTACTTTCATGCTGATACCCCCGAAATTTGTTTGGCGTATTGGATAGCCTGGGCCATCATGTTGAACGGATAGATGGTCACATAACCAACAGCCAATTCGGCATCGTCGTCAAACAGCGTGACGGCGTAGCCTTTTGAAATTTTGGTGACCAGGGAAGTAACGCCATATTCGGCGTTTGGGAAGGCGGCGATTTGATTTGCGTTCATCAGAATTTCCTTTCGTAATAGACCGTTTCCGGCATGGTTTGATTGTAAGCCAGCTTGACGTTGGCTGTCAACACGTTAAAACAAAGCCATAAAAACCCACAGCAGCACATAAATGCACGGCGCTGCGATAATGGTCATCAGTATGATTTGCCATTCGTTTGGTTCCCAATCCATGGCTGCCCCCTATTCGGAAAAAGCGTTGACTAACGTATAAGCACGGACAAATGCTTCCGCGCCGGTTTGAGTTGTGCAACGTTCAACGGTAGTGCCATATTCGCCGTCGCTACCCCAAACCCACTGAACAACGGCCCAGCAGGGCCGCTGATCTTCGTCGTCGTAGTATTCGACTGTGTATCTCATGCGGCCCCCTTAAATTCTTACGGCTTTAGCGCAAGCAGCTTCCCACAAAGCGCTGCCAGGAAACACGCGTACCCGACCTTTTTCAAAGTAGTCAGTCATGCTGTCGGTGTTGTTTTCGTAGGAATCGGCTTGATCGGCAAACACGCGGCCAAGTGCGCCGTCGTAGTCTTTAGCGTAGATCGTTACGCAGTCACGACCATCAACCAAGGTGCTGCGGCTGTACCACACACGGGCTTTTTCTGTGCCGTTGGTGACGTAGAACTTCATCATTTTGATCATTTTGATTCTCCTAAAAAGACCCGTTAAGGCATTAGTAGGGGCCGAAGCCCCGTGGTTTACTCAAAAGTAAGACCTTCAAACTCAAAAGCTTCGACAAGATTTGGCGCATAAGACTTACGCACATTGATAGAAACAACAGGAATGCCGCCATATGATTTGGCAAGATATTCTTTGCCAGCAGCAGTGTTGGCAACTACTTCAATAAAAGTAGCAGTGAAATCAGAAGGCTGAAAAGTGAAGTCAGGCATTTGAAACTCCTTAAAAAGACCCGTCAGGGCGTTGTCATCTAGTACGGTTCCCATGTTAAGCCAGCTTAACCACCATGTCAAGCATACTTTCAAAATATTTTTAGGGTGTTGCAAAAAGGCGAAAGGTAGCTTACCATGCGAGCATGGACAAACAGCAAGCAATTCAAAAAGCGGGGTCGCAGGTGGCACTAGCCAGGTTGCTGGGCATCACGCGCCAAGCCATTAGTTTGTGGGGGCCAAGGATTCCCCAGGCGCGGGTTTGGCAGTTGCGGGCTTTGCGCCCTGAATGGTTTGAATGAAAGCGGTATGGGTTTACTCGATGCCCGTTGGTTAGTATAATTTTTACACGCTTGGCGGCGTGTTCAGGTAAGCCCTAGACGGGACTCTGCTGGTACCTGCCAGTCCGCCAACATCCAACCGGATGAGAGTTCCGCCTAGGGCTTTTTTATTGGAAAAAGCGATGATTAAATTTCAAAGCGTGGAAGGATGCGAAGCGTACATTAGTGATTCGGGTTGCTTGGTAATTAAGCAACAATGTCTTGAATTTGGAAAAGAAGTAAGCGTTGTTTTGACACCAGCGATGGCGTGGGAAATTGCCCAAATGGTTCAAGATTGCAACGAAGAAATGGTTTTGAAATGGCATGACGGGATGATGGAGCCATGAAGCGCCCATCATTCCAGTTTTATCCTTCCGACTGGTTGCGCGACACAGCGTTGCGGTCATGTTCAACTGGCGCCCGTGGTTTGTGGATTGACATGATTTGCTTTATGCACGAGGGCAACCCCTATGGTTATCTGAAGGTTGGCGATAAGGTTATCCATCCGTCAAACCTTGCCCGTATGGTTGGTGAACCTTTGGAGGTTGTCGAAGGTTGGTTGACCGAACTGCGGGAAGCCAACGTGTTTGATGTCGACGATGGCGCCATTTGTTCCCGCCGCATGATTCGTGACGAGAAACTGCGGCAAAAGCGGGCAGAGGGCGGGAAATTGGGCGGCAACCCAGCCTTGAAGGTTAACCATAAGGTTAATGTTGAGGTTAAACAAAAACCAACCCCTTCATCTTCATCTTCATCTTCATCTTCAAAGAAAAAAACTAAAGAACAGGCCGTGCGGCCTGATTTTATTAATGAACAACTTTGGAATGATTGGTTGATTATAAGAAACAAAAAAGGCGCATTATTAACCATATCAGCTTGGGAACTTTTTTGTAACGAAGCTGCCAAGGCTGGTTATTCGATTGAAGATGCAATTAAGGAATGTTGTTTGAGAAACTGGGCTAGTTTTAAATCCAAATGGGTTGCTGAACGCCAGACTGAATCCCAACGCGCCCGTGAACACATGGCCGAACTGACCAGGGGCATGGCAACCCCTAAACCGAAAAACTTTTGGGAAAAAACAATCGACGAAACCAGCGAGGTGATTCATGTGGAAACAAAGCGACTTTTGTAATGCCGACACGGGTTTTGATTATGTGTTTTCCAAAATGAACGGGGTATATGGCGCGATGTTTCAAAGCAACTGGAAAAACGTCGATGCTGACCTGATTCGTCAGACCTGGAAAGAAACCTGCGGCATCGGCCTGACCTACCGGCCAAAGATGGATTATGCCCTGCAATACATGAATCCAGACCGGCCACCGTCGGCATTGCAGTTTGCCAAGCTGCTGAACGAGGGGCCGCGCATTCCTGACAAACCGGATTTTCACCTAACGCGTCAAATGACCCAAGCTGAAGTGGCAGAGCAAAAGCGCCGCGGTGACGAAGCCAGGAAAAAGCTCTCCGAAATGCTGGAAAAAATGAGGATGAAATGAAAGAACTTTTAATCTACGTTTATGTTTCTATTGTTGCGTTACTGGCGCTGTACATGGCTATGCTTGCGATTGATGCTAAACCCAAAGCCGAATTAAATTGCTCGGTGGCCGAAATCAGTCCTGACTATTCCCATGCTGACCGCCAAAAATGTCGATTGATAAGGGGGAACAAGCTATGACCATCACACTAACACGCGAGGAAGCGCAGTCTGTACTGCATGCGTTGGAGTCGTGCAGTGGAGTTCCACATTGGCCTGCGTTTACTCCGGTTATCAAAACCCTCCGCGCCCGACTCGCACAGCCTGAACCGGACTATCGGGATGTGGTCATTGCTGGCGACTTGTGGCGCATTGAATTTCTGCCAGACCATGCTGCAAGCGTAGTGCTTGTGAGGGCAAACTACGAAGCGCAGCTTGAACCTGAGCCGGTGGCGTGGATGAGTGGAAATGTAATAAGCAAGAACAACATTATCGGCGGCACTCCACTCTACAACGCCCCACCACAGCGCGAATGGCAGGGGCTGACGGATGAAGAAGTGCATGAAGCATTTTGCCATGTTGAATACGAAACATTTAACGACTGGAAACAAAATCCAGAATCTTGGTGTTTGGAATTTTTTCGTCACATTGAAGCCAAGTTAAAGGAGAAGAACACATGATGGCCTATCACATCATTACTTTTATCGGCGCTGCGTTAGTTGGCGCTGGGGTTTTGCTGGCCATCGTTTTTGTTGCGTCGTTTGTACTTTTGGAAATTAACAACTCCGATGACTGACCAGAAACTACCGCACACTTATGGCGAAGAATGGCGCCGCGTCTGCGAAGCGCGGGACTGGATCAAGCGCTACAACTATCAGGTCAAGAAAAAGGGCAAACGCGCTGCCGACAGTTGGTGGTCAATGACCAAGCTGGACATAGAACGGGCCAGGGGCAAGGACAAGTTGGCCATGTTGCTGGATGACATCAAAAAGGAAAAAGATGCGACGGGCGGCGAGAGTTGATGAAAACCAGGAAAACGTGGTCAAAGCACTTAGAGCCGTTGGTGCTAGTGTTCAGACTTTGGCGGCAGTTGGCAAGGGCGTCCCTGATTTGCTGGTGGGTTACCAAGGGCAAACCTTTTTACTCGAAGTTAAGGACGGTCAAAAACCGCCATCGGAACGGCGGCTGACTGAAGATCAATTGGTTTGGCACGGTGCCTGGCGCGGCGGGCCATTGGCTGTGGTCGATTCTGTTGACGCAGCGTTGCGCGTAATAAGGGTGTTGAAATGATTTTTGAACTGGAAAACCCGCAGCAAGCCAAAATGTTGATGGAACGCATTTGGCCGGACATCAAAACCACCTTGTCGGCTGGGAGCCGGATGCGTTTGGAACTCAAAAAGGCCACGCGCAGCCTGGATCAAAACGCCAAATTCCATGCCATGATTGCTGAAATTGGCGCCATGATGCGAACCGCTGGGTCAACCTGGTCGGATGATGATTGGAAGCGGCTGTTGATTGACCAGTGGGCGCATGAAACCAACCGCAAGATTGGGAAGGTCGCGCCAAGCCTAGATGGCGAACGGGTGGTGCAATTGGGCTGGCAGAGCCACAAATTTAGCGTTGAGGACGCCAGCGAGTTTATCGAATGGCTGTATGCCTGGTCGGTGCAACAAGGAATCGAGTTGTGACGTTGTGGCGAAAGCGACAGATTATGCAAATCCAAAAAAGAAAATACATTCGTTCCAAAAAACTGCTTAAGATCGTTGCCGAACTGGATTGCCAGCTATGCGGCTGCGGTGTTGGCGTCCAAGCGTCGCACACCAACTGGGGCGGCGGCAAAGGCCGGTCGATTAAGTCGGACGACAACCTGATTGCAGCCCTATGTTTCACTTGCCATTTTGATATAGACCAAGGCAGCAAATGGTCAAAACATGAGCGACAGCAAGCCTGGTGGTACGCCCACCGAAAAACAGTCGAAGAATTAGTCGAATCTGGCCGCTGGCCTATTGACGTACCGGTGCCTGACGATACAGAATGGCAGCGGCTTTTTTCATTTTTGCAGTAGCCATCAGCTTGCGGGGGACTGTGCGCCCCCGTTTTTTTCGTCTATGATTGCCCTATGGATGATGACGCCGCCGAATTTATAGCCACCTTGTTGCATAGCAGCACGGTGACGCATTTTATGCACTTGGCCACCGATTCGTATTCGGCGCACAAGGCGCTTGGGCATTACTACGAGGACATCATCGAACTGGCTGACGATTTTGCTGAAGCCTATCAAGGCCGATACAACAAGATCAAAAAATACCCGTCCGAATTCCACGCCAGCACCGATCCGGTCAAATACTTAAAAACGATGCAAAAGTTTGTGGACGATGCCCGCGAAGATTTGCCCCAGGATTCTGAGATTCAGAATATCATCGACGAAATATCGCAGTTGATTGATTCAACGCTGTACAAACTGAAATTCCTTAACTGAAAGGGAAAACCATGAAAGACAACGCAGAAATGACTCCCAAGGGCTACGGTTCGGGCGGCAAGGCACCGGCTGGTGCATCTGGCAGCGACATGACTGGTGAACGTCACGGCAAGCTGGTCAACGGCGTTGGTATGGGCAAAGCTGATGCGACTGGCAGCAACCACAATTATGACGGTGGCCGTTCCAAGGGCGTTTGCTACACCCACGACCGCAAGTCGTACCAGAAATAAATGGCCACCCCGCTGTCGCAATTGGCCACAGCGGGCCAACAACCCCCCGACATGGGCGGCACACAAGCTGCCCTGGCAGGGATGGTTCCGCAGCCCAAAATGCCAGGTCAATCGGGCAATCCGATTGAACAAGCGTATTTCGACCGCCTGGCGAACGATTACCAAGGGCTGTCCCAGGAATACGCGGCGCTTCCGTCTACCGACGGCGGGCGCATTCTAAACACGGACGACGCCCGTGAAATGTCCCCCGAATACCGTGCCGACCGCACTAGGTCGGCTGACGTACATGAACCGTCGTCGGCGTTTGTGAAGCAAATGTATGCCGAAAAGCTATCGCAGCCGACACCACCAGGGCGCGACAACACGGTGTTGTTTACCGCGGGCGGTACCGGCGCGGGCAAGACCACCAGTCTGCAAGCCGCAGCCCAGCAATCTAAAGGCATTCAAAACGCTGAAATGGTGTACGACACCAACATGAACACGTTTGAATCGGCTGACAAAAAGGTCAAGCAAGCCCTGGCTGCTGGCCGCAAGGTCGGTATTGCCTACGTTTACCGCGACCCTGTGGAAGCCCTGAAAAACGGCAACTTGTCCCGCGCATCCCGCATGGAAGCCGAACTAGGCACGGGCCGCACCGTACCAATCGAAGAACATTTCCGCACCCACGCTGGTGTTCGGGACGTGATGGAGCGGCTGCAAGCGAAATATGGCAGCGACCCTAGATTTCATTTAACGGTAATTGACAACAGCCGCGGCCCTGGGAATGCAACAGTGGTAAGCGGTCTTGACAAATTGCCCAAGTTGAATCACAATGCAGTTAGAAAGGGGCTAGATGATGCACTCGAAGAAGCATACCGAACTGGAAAGATCAGCCAAGCCATCTACCGCGGAACGCGTGGCAACCCCCGTTGAACACCGCATGAAGCGGATGCACGAACGGGCCATGCGAACTATTGCTGAAGAAATGGCCGCATCCCTAAACGCCGCTGTTCGCGCAGGAAAGCCGATCCGATAATGGAAGTGCGCTGCAAATCCTGCCGATTTTTTAGCCAGGCCCAAGTCATGGGACTGTGCCGCCGATTCCCCGAAACACAAAATAAACATGAAATGGACTGGTGCGGTGAACACCAACTAACCGCGGTGGTCACCATGCCGGTTTACGACATCATGACTGATGAGATGGTCGAACCCAAAAAACGAGGAAGGAAGCCAAAAAATGACCTGCCCGCTGCAACCGCTGAGTGACCGCGTTATTGTCAAACCGCACGTCAGAAAAATGTCTGACATTCTGTACGTTGTCAATAATGAAAAAATGAACGAAGGCAGAATTGTCGCTGTTGGCCCAGCAGTGCGTGATGTCAGGGTCGGCGAATTTATCAAATACGGCAATGGCACTTATTTGGACTGGCCGATTCAGCACATTGATGGCGTGGATTACCAGATTATTCAGGAAGCTGACATTTGCATGGTTGTGGATGACTAATATGGCTAAAGCACACGACAAACCGATACCCAAAACCACGACCGGCAAGGGCAAAACCTACAACCCAACAGAAAAGGGTGCGGGGATGACTGCCAAGGGTCGTGCCGAATACAATCGCAAGAATGACGCAAATTTAAAACCACCAGCACCACATCCGAAAACTAAAGCCGACGCTGGACGTAAGGCGAGTTTTTGCGCGAGAATGGAAGGGGTGGTAAAACACGCCAAAGGCCCAGCCGAACGAGCCAAGGCATCCCTAAAGAATTGGAATTGTTGAAAGGAACATCATGTCTAATACTCAAGCCATTGGCGTTGCATACGCTGACCCAGCCCTGAATAGTTTTGAAGTTGGCACCGCATCGGCGCCAATCGCAAACACCGCATCGGGCAACCTGAACCAGATTTATTCAAACACTACTCATGCGTCGGGCGATATGCGCGGCCTGTATGCCCGTGTAAATTTTGCTGGCGCTGGCGCTGGTGAAACCCTGCGGGCGCTGTCGCAAGTGACCGCCGCCCAAGGCGCTGGCCAGACCACCAACGGCGCACACATCAGCCTGTCGGTAAACACCGGCGGCACGATCAGCGGCGCTGCAAACGCAATCCGCGCAACCATCGGCGGTTCGTCCACTAACCCTGGCGGCACCTTGGCTGCACTGCAACTGGATTCGGACTTTGCATCTGGCGGCACATGGAGCAACGCATCATTCTTGCGCGTAACTAACAGCGGCACTGGCGAAGTCGGTAACTTTGCTGCCATGCCCGCAGTAAGCGCAACCGGTGTATTCCGCGCCAAAGTTGGTTCGCCAGTTGTGACGCACACCATTCCCGTTACCAGCGGCGGCACGACCTATTACGTTATGGTCAGCACGGTTGCGTAATGGAAATCAGCCGAGAGTTTATCGAAGCTGAAATTAGCGAGGTTCAGTCTGAGTTACAGAAAGCCAAAACTTTTGTAATTCAGGCTGAAACTTCCTTGGCAATTTACCGGATGTTGCTGGCCAAGCTAGACACACCGGACGACATAGTGGAAAACCCTGGGGGGACTGACTGATGGCCAAACAAGGACTGTATGCCAACATCCACGCCAAGCGTGAGCGCATAGAGCGCCAGAAAGCCGCGGGCAAAACCCCTGAACGTATGCGCCAACCAGGTTCGCCTGGGGCGCCTACGACCAAAGCCTTTAAACAAAGTGCCAAAACGGCAAAGAAAAAATGACACCTGACCAAATTGCTAAACGCCTGGCTGAACTGCAAGAACTGGCGAAGCAACACGAATCCATCCTGTTGCAGATCAGCGGCGCCATCCAAGAGTACAACCGTGTACTGGCTGAACTAAGCCAAACCAAAGGAGCCGACAATGCCGCTGACCAAATCGACATCGAACAAAGCGTTTGAAAAGAACATCAAGGCCGAAGTAAAAGCTGGCAAGCCTGTCAAACAGGCTGTTGCTATTGCTTACTCGGTCAAACGCGAAGCCGCAAAGAAACCAGCCAAGGGTAAGAAATGATTACGTTGGCTGAGCTTTCTGGGCTTTCAAAAAGCCAAGATAGTAAAAAAATTAAGCAAACAAATATTTATCAACCAAACTCAAAATTGATGTTTGTTGGTCAAGAGCATGGCAAGAAAATTGTTATTAATGAAGAAATTAAAAAGGCCATAAATAAATACGGTGCTTGGTATGAGGGAAACGGTGATGATCGTATTGAAGGAATAAAATACCAAGGGTCATGGGATGATAAATTAGCAAAAGAAGTTAGGGGATACCCGAAAGAGTTTTTGTTTGTAATTTTTACGAACACAGCAGTTAATAAACAAAAAGAAATATTAAAAGGTGCTGGAAATATTTTTGACCGAATTTTAAGAAGCCAAAAAGAAATTGGTTATTTTAAAAACAAAAGATTTAATTCAGATACGTTAATTGCTTTTTTAAAAGAAATAGGCGGTAATTTTTTGCAAAAAAGTCAAAAAGAAGCGACAAAAAAAAATGTTGCGTCTTTTGTAGATGAAGGCGAAAAATTAATGTGGGAGTCAGGCGACACTGCTGCAAAAGAAATGGCAGATAAAGCAAATGAATACCGTGATAGATGGTTGTTGAAACAACCAGAGGGCGTTTATTTTGTTGGATCAGATCATTTAAAAATGTTGAAATCATTGTCAACAAATCAAGACAGGGGAAATACATGACCGCCGAAGCCACCGTCAAACGGCGGGGGCGACCTAAAGCTGACCAGCCCCCAGCCGCACTGCCAGTCGAAAAGAATGCTCATGGCCGACCGCCCAAGTACAGGGACGAGTTTGCCGATGAACTTGTCGAATTCTTTAAACAGCCGCCCACCAGGGAAGTTGTGGTTAAGGACGCCAAAGGTAACGAAACCACGCAAATCCTGCCTGGCTTTTTCCCGACACTTGCGCGATTTGCAACTAATATCGGTGTGTGCCGTGACACGTTGCACGATTGGTCGGTCGCCAAAAATCTGGACGGAAGCCTGAAGC